CCAAATACCGAATGCAATGGCGCAAGAAGATGCTGATCCCAGTTGATACCCATCAGCTACCCCGATTTATCTTCACACCATCATCGACGGTGACTGAGGGACCAATCGCGCTGGCTGCCTGCTGCCGTAACGCTTTTACATCGGCTACCACACCCAGATTAATCAGTCGTTCAGCATCCTCATGCGACAGGAATAAACGGCTATTCTCCGCATGCGTTTCCCCGCTATGGCGCAGGGTCTGGCCCTTTACCACCACAAGTTCCATCTCGTCAGAGTCATCAGCAGGCTCATCACTCCCCAGCTCACTCTCTGTGGTGTTTTCCTGAGTCTCAGGATCAGGCTGCGTTGCGTTATTATCCGTCACAACAGTCTGTTCCTGCTGGGTGTCAGCGGCGAACTCGGGCGGCAAGCCGCCCAGTTCGTTGATGCTGGCTTGCTGCTTGCTCAGTGTTTTTGCCATATCACACCACCGTTGCACAGAGGGAGGCATTCACCCGGCTTGGGATCACCAGCGGAGCGGATTGCATCATTAAATAACGCTGAGCGGGGTTCTTCATAGTCCATGATGATGGTGCAAAAGCCAAAGGACCATAATTAAACTCAGGGTCCAGAATGACACCAAAGGCACGAGTCCCCATCAAGTCAGCACCTGACATCAATACGGCACCATCGGGGATCATTGGTTTTTCGATACCATCAACCGGGTCAATAAACCAGTCGTTATACAACCACAAATCATAGTTTCCCCAGCGGCCTTTATAGACTGCACCTTTTGAAATTCGGGGTCCGGCGTCAACCTGATTACCGAACGGACTCAATGCAGGGAATGTGATGGCATTGTCTTTAATGGTGGTATCAAGACGGAACGCTTTCCATGAGGAGGTGGTAAATACCAAATCCGTGGCCACCGCACCTGACTCTTTTAACATCAAGGTTTGCCAGTCTTCAATATCATCTGATGGCTGGGTATTGGTCGTGCCAGCGGGAACAGATAAAGGCCATTTATCCGACCCACTCAGTGTAATGGTCAGAGAGCTTGAGCGGCCGAAGTCAATCTCAGCCGTTTCAAACCCTTCACCCACGACCATAATTTTTGCTTTAGTCAGGGCGCTGGCCGCCATCCATTCCAAGCGGCGGTTGATCATGTCAATTTGATCTTCCATTTCAAATTGAATATTGAGCATCTCACGTTCAGCGGCGGTGAACTCACCGCCAATACGCTCGCCCATTTGGCGGCGGATGGGTTTGCGCAGGTCTGGAACCCGCACATCTTTGATGTACGCGGGCTTAAAGGTATTGGTCTGATATTTACGGCTTTCAACCAAAAGACCAGCGACTAACGGCGAAACAAAAGGTGCCAAGCGGCGCTTCCCGATGTCCACATCAATTGAAACCTCTTCAGTCTCATAGGTCACGATGTTGGGAAAGAAGCGATCCAGTAACCAGTTTTGGCTGGTTTTTAGGTTAGGAACAACCTGAACCAGCGCGTTGGTATCAAAAATATTCATGGAGTATCTCTTTTAATTTGCTGGCAGCCAGAGCCACCAGATCAAGATTGAAGACGAGCAAGCCCCTACCAGGTGAGTGGCATTGGGTGCAAATCAGAAAGTGAGGTTTTAAACGGGCGCTTGGGTACTGTCTTGGAGGAAGATTGAATACGAACGCAGTGCCGTTTTTAACTCGATCAACGTCCATGAAGCATCGTGAATAATGCGGTTTTGATTGAATTGTCCCATTAAATAAAGGCCCCCGCGCTGAGACGTTGTTGTTGTATCCACATCATCGACAAGGATCGCAACCGGCACTTCACTACCGTCACCAGCATCTTTTACTGACTTGGTGTATTCGCCTGATGCTGTAATTTTGCCCATCACGGTGCCACGCAAATGGATTGCAGCTGCCTGAGCAATAACGCCAGTATCAGTGACCAGTTGTAATGTCCCGGAGACTAACTGGTCTGGCACAAACAACGATGAGCGCATGCCCGGTTGAAATGCATTTTGTCCGAAGTTATCCATTATTTTTTACCTTTTGCAGAGTCATAGAGGCTGGTCATCTTATTAACCAGTGACGCGCCTTTTGATGCGGCGGCGGTGTCTTGTCCAGGCTGCGCATTACCGTGGGCTTGCATCCGCTCATCCAAAGAACGTTTACGAGAGGCTGATGCCGGTGCAGTAGCGGCCGTGGAGGCAAGAACACGGATCACAGCAGCAGAACTCATGCCAGAATTAAGCGCCAGAGAGACCGCTAAATCTCCGCGCCCGGTAGCATGCTTACTGCCAAAGATACGCGCACAGCGCTGGCGCTCAGCACTGCGACCTTTTTTGACGTTGCGGTCTTCTTCCCCATCATCACCGTCATTGTCATTTCCTTCATCCGCGTCAGCATCATCGCTGTCGTCTTCTGCGTTAGGGTCTTTTTCATCCTGATCATCAGGGTTATTGTCGTCGTCATTCTCTTCGGCATCAGGGTCTTTTTCATCCTCTTCCGCCTGACGACCCTTGGCTTTTTTGGCCTTGTCCTTATCGTCTTCGGTCTCTTCTGTCGCTTTGGTACTACCGCCCCATAGGTGAGCAAAGCTTTGAATTTTAATTTTCTTACCCATTGTTTTCTCCAACCAGTTTTAATAAATCGCGGAATGCGGCATCAGGCGAGGCGACTTGATCAGCCAACCCCAGTTGCACACCATCAGCAGCCAGGTAACATGCTGCTTCAGTGTCCCTGATAGTTCTCTCTGCTATCCCGCGATTGCGGGAAACGGTGCTCACAAACAGGCGACCCATCTCGTCAACATCTGACTGGATGGCTTTCTGTGCCTCTTTGCTTAATGCTTCGTAGGGATTTGATTCAGCTTTTCTGCTGCCAAAGGTGATTATCGTGACCTGTACCCCATCGCTTTTGATGCGTTGCGACCAGTCAACATGCATCACGATGACGCCAATAGAGCCGACCCCGCCGGTTCGCGGGACGATGATCCTATCCGCCGCACTGGCCAGCGCATAAGCAGCAGAGTAAGCACTCTCGGACAGGATGGCCCAGATGGGTTTTTCTCCTCGTGCTGCATAAATTTCATCGACCAAATCAAAACAACCAGCGACTTCACCGCCCGGCGAGTCGATATCAAGGCAAATAGCTTTGACTTCGCTATCATTCATTGCCGTCAAAAAGCTCACCCGAATACCGTCATAACCCGTCATTCCGCTGTAAGGGCGCAAAGTGCCTAATTTCTGCACTAAGGTCCCCGTGATGGGTATCCGTGCTATACCGGCGATAACGTCATAACCACACTCGCGCCCTTTGCGCGTAAAGGTATCGTCATCATCATCCCAATCGGCATTAGACTGAATGCGCGTCAGGCCGAACCGGTCAGTCAGTGCCGCCATAACCACTTCAGCCTTGTGCGGGTGAAGGGCCAGCGGGGTGTTAAATAGCCGCTGGGCTAAATGTGGAAGATTCACTGTGCCTCCGGTTTTTGTTGTTGATCAGGTGCAAAGGTGTCAGCTTGCAACCATGTAGGAATAGGCAATCCACGCTCAATGTAGGCCTCGCGTTCTCGCTGGCGCTGGTCCAGCAGCTCCTCCCAGTCTTCTCCGACGTTCTCAGCCGCTTCCATTTCGAGAGTAGACAGCCCCGCCTCCATCCCAAGAATGGCCCCTTTCTTCTCAGCCACAGGGTCAACCCAGCCACGGCCGGGTCCCATCCATTGAGCACGACAATAGGCGGCTTTCGCTGTGAGAAAATCAGGTGCGCCATCCGGTAAGGGAACCTCGCCTAAGTCATGCAGTTCTTCGATAAAGCACGACAAGATGGGCTGAGCGAACCCTGCCGCAAAATCATCGCGGCGGCGGGTCAGCGTTTTCCACGCTTCCAACATGGCGGAACGGGCTGAGCTGTAGTTAACATCAGACCAGTCTTGGGTCAGTTGCTGGGTAGAGATCCCCAAAGACGCGGCGACATTCCGTAACGTCGCGCTTTCAAATGCGACAAAATTACTGGTTGGGCGAACCGCATTTAATGCTGTCATGCTTTCGCCGGGGGCCAGTATCGGAATACGAGCGCCTCCTTGTAATGACAGGCGTTTTTCGTCGTGATATTCACGGCGCATATCTTGATATCGGTTAACTTCCTCACCGGTATCAAGGGCATCAGCAACCAGATTCGGGTCATAAGGTGACGTGATAAAGGCGGCAAAAATGGAGTTCAGAATCGACGACTGTAATTCGACCTCATCGTACTTAATCAGCATCTTCAGCCGCTGAACGATGGGGGTGAAAATACTGATCCCCCGATGCTGAGAGGCCCGGTCACTGTCAAAGTCATGAATGACAATAGGGCGACCCCAGTCAGTTTCTCGCCGGATACGCTCCCACGTCATGGTCTCTTTACCGCTCCACCAGTCGCCTATGTGCGCTTTGCGAATGTGGTAAGCAATGGGCACCCCATCCTCATCAATCTCTACCCCACCGCGAATATTCAGCATGTCGAAATTTTGCTGAGGGTTACTTAATCTATCCGGGTCAATGATCTGCATGGTGGTAGCATACTGCGCACGACCATAGCCCAGGCGGTCAGGGCGATATTGCATAACGCAGAGCGCATCACCGTCAGTCAGTTTGTGGCGGAAACCAAGGCGTAGCAGTTGAGCGACGGTTTTCTTTCTTTCCACATCACAATAGCGGTTCGGATCATTGGCCCAAATTCGCCAGCCTGACTCAATGGCCCGCCCATATTCATCAGCCCATTTCGCGTCAAATTGAGGATTCCCGGTCATTAGTGCCAGCGTCCGATAATCAACTTTGGCCAGCGGGCGGAAAGACGCCCCCACGGCATTATCCAAAATGCGGGTAACGCTGCCCGAGGCCCAACCATCGTTACGAACCATGTCGCGAACGCGGGCAACTACCTGATCGCGGGAGGTATTAATTTCGTTATCCGGCGACCACAATGACGGTTGCCAGTTTGCCATGGTGTCACTGAATTGGTCAGCAGCATCATAGGGAACCCCTCTGGAGCCACTCAGCATTGATGCCCTTGATTTGGATGGCGGCAAGGGGCTACCGTCAGGACCTAAAATCCTTACTGGGTTTTTCATCAGTAACGTGGCCTTAACGCCCTGCGAGGACGTGGAACAATACCCAACTGAGCCTGAAGGAGTTGAATTAACCCCATAAGTTGACCAATATCAGTCTGCTGATACGCCACTGAGCGGGTGCCATCTCCTTGAGCATATGAAAACGACACCCCTTTCGAACCTACTGATAATTCGACATAGGCTTGTTGCGCTCGGTTTAATGCCTCTTCTAATTGGGCGCGAGTCATCGCACCGGCCAACAGGCTGGTGTTTGCGTTGAACATAGAAATCCTTAAGCCAGCCGTCTGGCGATGCTTTTTGTTATGGTGGGTTCAGATTCCTGAATAATGGCTCCCGGCAGTCGCAAGCTGGTTTTATCCTCCGGCTCAGAACGAGCAGGATGCAGAACTTTGTCGGGTTCGGATTCGATCAGCAGTGCGCGGGTATTTAGTTTCAGCCCCATATGAAACAGGCCAGCAAGGGCAGCATAAGCATAAACTCGACAGTCCAGCGCTTCGTTAGCCTTGCCATGAGGCAGATCCCAAACACTGTAACGCTGACCAGCGGCCTCTTTCATGATCAGTCGCTCAGCGGTTAACTGGCTGAAATACCCCATATCCCGATCGGTTGAAAAATGCATATAACCGGGGCCAGGTTTATCAAGATGAAGACGGGCGCGAATAGAATCTTTTGCTGAGTTAACCCCAATAATGACCGGGCGGAACTGCGACCGATTCTTTGAGTTAGGCCGCTTGTTAGGCCAGATAGGGGAGCGTTTACCGCCAGTGGCGGATTCCCCTTTGATGGCCCATATCCGACGCCCCAGACGCTCCTTGGCAAACTCATAGACCTTTTGTGTATGGTTGCCGCCTGAGTCATGACAGGCGGCCATGATGGTAAAACCACGACCATCTGCCCGCCGCCAGATTTGTTTAAGGTAAGCATCAAGCCGAAGCCAAGGCTCTGCTGTTTCGAGGTCACCCTCAATAACGTCAAACGCCACAGACCAGCTCTCCTCATCCATTCCCCAGCCAACCACTTCTATTTCCAATCGGTCGGACTGTGTGTCAATTCCCGCCGTCAGGACAGCAACGCCATCAGGAACTTCAGCATCAAATACTTCTCTTCGCGATAGCAGTTCATCGACAGGTAGGCGCTTACCGTAGTTGGGGCGGTGAGGCAGGCCCATTTGGGTATTCCACCAAGCCAACTCTTTATCTGGATCACCCTTGGCTTTAAGGTATTTAGCAGCGATATCAGACGGTTTATCTTTTTGCCACGGGCTGAATAATTTGGATGCCTGAAATCCCGCGTGGATATTCTCGACCCCCAGCGCCCCACAGTCAGGGCAAACAGCCCGATGCACCGCGTAACGCTCAGATTCAGACCAGCGCCACACAACACCGACGGCGGTCTGATCATCAACGTGCCATGCTTGTTCATAAGCATTTAGCGGAACATGGCGCTGGCCACAACATTCAAACGGCTTGGTCTGGTGCCATTGAATGGTGCGTAGCGCTCTTAGCCGGTCACCCTCGGACCAGCCAGAACCACAGCTTTCACAGTGGATCATGGCGAGTTTTGTCTGGTGTTTGTCTCCTTCTGATGGCCAGTGAACATGCTTGAAGAAATCAGGAAATTGACGGTGGCCACAATGGGGACAGGCCATCGATGCCCGGCGCTGATCGGACTCTTCGTAGCTGGCCGCAATGCGGCTCTCATCTTCAACGGTCGGAGAGCAGGCGCGAACAGATAACCAGTTGAGGCCAAAAGTCGCCGTGCGCTCTTCCGCCAGCGTGATCGGGTCACCTTCACGGGTGATGGGGTATTTATCCACCTCATCCGCCAGCAGCACACGGATCGGACGACGAGCAAGGTTGTCTGGACTACCGGCCCCCGCCAGTGCCAAAAATCCCCCCGTAAAGGATTTGTACAGTAATGTCTCTTTCGAATTTTTCTGCTTGTTGCCCCCCACCAACTGGCGAAGAGCGGGTGTGACCCTGATCAAGGGGGTAATGCGTTCTTTGGAAAACTGTTCCGCCGCATCCTCTTTAGGTTGCAATAACAGCATCGGGCAAGGATCAAGATGGGCGAAGTAACCAAACAGGTTTTCAAGTAATGCCGTTTTCATCAACTGGGTACAGCACATCACGGTGATGATATGCACCCCGGATTCCGTCGCCGCCAACATCGGGCCACGGGCAATCTCTACAGTTGAGGTGTCCCAGTCACCTGATGTGCTGCCAGCCTCTTTTGCTAGCTTTCTGAATTTGTCAGCCCAATCGGGCACGCTAATACGGGGTGGCGGTGTCCAGCCCTTACGAACGCTGCGGAGGAGTCGGTCATGTTTGCTCTGCGTTAAACTCAGGTTCGCCGAGGCCAGAGATGTGTTTATGGACATATTCTAATAACACCTCGGTCATTCTGTCGGCGGGAACATCCAAGTCAGCCGCCATCAAAGGAGCCACCCTTGACGGCCAGTTCATCCAAGCATCTCGCTGAGCACGAAAAGCATCAAACAAAATACCCTCTGCGACCGTTAGCTCCACCAGCTGCCCGTCTTCTTTCTCAAACTCCAACTTGGTCAGTAACGCCAGGTAATTCTCTTTTACTCTACTGGCTTCTTCGCGCGACCGTTCAACCCCATTAGCGAGCATGATCTCTTTGATGGTTTCGTCGGTACTGTCATCAAGGTCAGCGGCGGTGACTTTGACGGGCCGCTTTTTGCTGGCGTTTTTAGTGCGGGGATCTTTGCTGTCGCGCAAAGTGGCCACTGCCTTATCACTTTCCTCAACGTTGACCAGATCACCATCAAGAACAATATATTTTCCGGCCTTAATCCAGCGGCTCACCGTCTTCCGATCTACGCCAGCATGTTTGGCGTAATCAATCTGCGTCATTGTGCTCATGGTGAAAATTGCCTCTGTGGGGCATGGGACATTGCCGTGGGACATTTTTTTGTGTCCCATCCTGAATGTCCCACGCAGAAAAATAGCTAACGCCGCACAGCGCAAGGGCTGGCGGTTACAGTTGCATAACTATGCGCATGGGACATGGGACACAAAATGAAAAATTTATAGCTGGTAAAACTGCACGGCGCGCAATGCCCGTACATTACAAAAGTCGCAGGAAGGACCCAAAAAATTCTGAGGGGGAATCATTATCATTTGGCGGTAGCTAGTGCATTCTGAATAGCTTTGCTCAACTCACCCGGCATTAATGCCACTGCCATAGCGCTGGCGCGGTCCATATATCCAAGCGTTGGTTTAACTGCTAGTGCATCACCAAACTGAATCAGTAGCTTAGGTGCCCTCTGCTTCTGCCTGGCTCTATGCACCCCATTAGGCGAGCGCTTCTGACGCTTCTTAGCCTTTTTGCTATTCTTGCCTTTCTTACGCTGGAAGAAGCCGTTAACGCCGTTCACCTCCCCCACAAAGACATTCTCCTTAGCCTTGAGCTGCTGCGTTTTGTTACGGGCTAAGTTACCGAACTTATTCAGCTTTATGTTTTTAGGGTTGAGCAGCGCCTGACCATTGAGCTTGTGCTGACCGCCAAACTCGAACGGTTCGAGATAACTGGCAGCAATATCACGCACGAATACTTTGGCCTGTAATCGGTCTTTGTGGGCACCAAACGAGCCGACAGAATTAACAGTAAAAGGAGTTGGATTATCCAGATTGCGTTGCATACCCACTTTCTGAGCGGCGGCAATTTGGCGAGCAACACTGGTTAGTGCTTGGGCAGTTGCAAAGGGGAGCTGTTTTTTTATCGACTGCAACTGATTGGATAAGTCTTTGAGAGTGGCCATATGCACACCTGTTTATTTACTCGAGTTCCGCGCTGACCTCAGCCATAAGAAGAGCAAGAGCGATGAGAACCTCATCTTCACCTTTGTATGCATCGACAGTGTTTTTTAGGTATTTATGGCACTCAGTCACCTTGGCTTGCTGTTGCTCATCAAGTGAGGAAATAACTCCACGTATTACAAGTAATTCTGCATTTAACTTCATAGCCTTGCTCCAATAGAAAAACCACCGGCTTATAAGGCCAGTGGTTCGTTGTAGGTTAGGTAAGCACTCTTAAGGCTTATCTCTTTTCAGGCGGAGTGTATTCCATCCGGCCCAAGGTTTTAGACACTTCTCGGTAATACTTAACCCGATCCCGAAAGTACTCACGTAAATGTTCAGGCTGCTGATCTTCCACTTGAGCTGGGATTACAGGCATGTTGTAGCGCTCTTTGAATGCAACGCCTGAAGCGGCCTGATCTACAGCCATCTTATCTTTATCTTTCTGTGATAACTCAGCCAAGTTATAGCTCATAAGTCCTCCGGTTAGTTCGGAAGATTATAGCTCAGTATCTAAGTATTTATGGGATATATACCTTACCAATCTATAGGTTTTACCTATCAAAAAGACATAACCACTAAAATAGATAACAAACCAATCAACAAGGATAAATCTATGAACTTTACGTTATTACTTGAAACTATTTCCAATGCATCAAAACTGATATTTTTGGTGTTAACTATCTATTATTTATGTAAAAAATCAGATAATGATGACGGTGATGATTAATAAACTATAGCTATCAGCGTTTTATCCCCGCATTCTGCCGCCAGCTAATAACCTCATCCAGCCGCCCTTTACAGATCCGCAGCTCACGTTTCAACGCCAGCGCATACAGCCCGCTATCGCCCCAGGTAGTACCGACGAACTCCGGCACTTCGCATTCAGTTAATGCTGATTCAGGGGGCCACAGCTGGATTAATTCTGCTGATCTGGGTGCTGGTGGGCTACTCTTGCAGGATGCTAATGTTGCTATCAGGCATCCTGCTATCAATACACGAACCCCCGACACCCGCAGCCTTGAACCGCCTGAGTCGTTCGTCACTTTCATTGCGTAGTTTCCTTTCGTTCTCTAGCTGGCGGGCCGTGGCTGTACGGTTAGCGGCGTCATTCACCTGGTATGCATCGATGATGTTGCCGAGGGCGGTGTTTGTGGATTGCTCTTCTCTCAGTGCTTCTTCCGCTTTTTCGACTTCATTTGAGAGGCTATTTCTATTGAGAAGCAGCAACAGAAAAAGAACCACCAGCAAAG